CGTTTGGCAAGTGTATTGTTGATGAATTATGTAAGTTAGACATCAACGACGCTAAGAAAAAGGGCACCGAGCGCATAGGCATTATTTTCAATTTAGATAAGCACGATGAACCAGGGTCTCACTGGGTTTGCGCGTTTGTCGATTACCCTAAGAAATCAGCCTACTACTTTGATTCATACGGTCTACCACCCCCACCTGAAGTCAGTAAATTTTTAGAGCGCTGCAAAGAACAAGGTTGCGAAAACATTCTTTATAATGATATCAGACATCAGCGCAAAGATTCCGAATGTGGTATGTATTGTCTATATACGATTATCTGTTTACTAAAGGGTCGCAGCTTCCAATCAATATGTATGGATGTTGTTAAGGATGACACCATGAACGCATTTCGTGATGTATTATTTGCGTCAGAATCACCACGACGAGAAGCATTAAACAAAGCAGTTCAAGACCTATGTGCATAAATGCAGACACAAGTCAATTATTAAACATAATACGTAAATTTAAGATATTATGTTTAATAAAAACACCCCTATTAATTAATGGGACAACAACAGTCTGCAGTTAATTCTACGGGCAAACCTGTAAATAGAATTAAGGCTAAAAATGGCCAATGGGTATATAATCCACAAACCGGTTATAAATATGTAGCTCCCCCATTAATATCGGGCCCAGAAGTGACAAGGGTTAATAATGGCGACGGCTCGCAAACATGGGGCCCGTATAAAAAGACATTTACAACATCTGCAATTACAGGTCTAGATGTATTTACTCCCCCCGATACTATTGATGGGGTAAAGGTTTTATGTCGTTGTCGCATGATTCGACAATATATGGAAAATAATTTGGGTGGAGACCTTGCGTTAGTTAGCGGACAACCGGCATGTTGGGAGGATAGTCAAGGGTTATGGGGGCCATCTCCTGACACATATAGTTTAACAGTGAATCATCCAAACTTTGCATTATGGTCCAAGGGTGGACTTGGGGCAGTAGGTTCATTGGCTCGGTTACGCGGCATGTCAGGTCCATTACCACGTGACATAGGAACTTTAATGCCAGATGGAACACCGGTTTTATATACAAAACAACCACCGATGCCATCTTCTATAATGATAAATCCTGCAACAGGGCAGCAAACAGTAACATATGGGCCAACTTATACCACAACGACTAAAATAATAGGGGGAAAGACACTTAAAAAACGGAAAAATAAGAACAATAAGACTAAGAAGCAAAATAAGTATAAACAATGAATTATATAGAGCCCGATACACATATAAATGTCGATTCGTATGATATAATTGTATGACTGGGTAATAAATGTCAAACTCAAATGATATTAAAAAAAATAGGAGTTTATAAAGAATCCTTCCCGTTTGATTCTATTCCGTCTTATCCAGGTATTATTAACAAGTATTTACAAGATAATACAGATTTTTTCCCACAAAGAAACATTGTTCGCAACAAGGATGAAGTTTGGTTTGGCCATTTCAACTTAAATGAGAAATACGACGATACGATTACACAATTTAAACGCCGTTTCGAGCGATTGCATCTTAATATAAACAATAAGAAGCGCATCCTTTTTGTTTACAGTAGCGAAGCAGATATTTATAATGAAATGGGAAACAGATATCGTGATAATTATACAGATATCTGTAAAATAAGAGACATGTTACTCAATACGTATAGTTACAATAATTTTACGATTCTTGCTATACACATGAATAAAACATATACACAGACTGATAATATATATAATTATACAATAAATGTTCCTGATGTATATTTATCCGATAAAATGGAGACACATACAATTCCAGTGACGACCGAATATAGCTATATATTAGAATGTTTGCTGCGAAAAATATTTAGTTTAGCAATGGCATAATTGGTTTTGTTCGTTTGCGCTTAAGGCTAATATTCGCCGTTAATAATAATGAATCAGGGTCAGCGTGCAGGAGGCGTATCGCAACAATCTAGCCAGTATCAGACAATTGCACGCCAGGCAGAACTTCAGAAAGTATTTTTCTCAACCACAAACTACGGTCGTGTATTACAACCCTTGCGCGAACAATATGAGCGTAAAATTGGTAAGCCTGAACTCCCCGAGGAGATGGATGCCCGTTTACAAAAGACGTTGAAACACTACATGGGCGAAGTATATCGTGTTAATGCAAGTCAGAATGTGCCCATCCAGACATTAAATCAGGAAGTGTATCGTGAGACTATGCTAAATATCGACGCCTGGTTGCAGAAACAGACATCAACACCTCAGTCTGTATTTAGCAATCCGAATCCGTCAAATCCGCTTTTTGACAGCATCGGTTCACGTTTTGAGCGTGAACAACAGTCGCGGGCCCCACCCGCCCCGCAAAATACAATTGTTGCTAATTTTGAGCTTCCTAAAGAAGATGAGGATGATGAGGACCCTATTGAAAAATACGAACGTCTTCGCAAACAACGTGAAAGCGAAGCACGTCTTGTAGCGGCCTCAATGCCTAAAACGAAAACTGGCGACCAGTTCTCGGAACCATCTGCACCTGCTCCGACAACAAGTTTGCCTATATTGCAACAAAATAATCCGGTACCCCCTCCCCTACTTGCGCCAAGACCACAAGAGTATATTATTAAGCAAGAAGACGTTGTTAAATATAAGGAGAATGAAATTAATCTTTTTATTTACAGTGGCGACCGAGATTGGTTAACAAACCGCAATGAAAATCGTTATAATTTTACATTAAGTTTTAATCCGGCTAACAACTCAAACGCAAACACGTTTTCACCATCTATTAAAGAACGTTTTAAGAACATTGTGCGCATGGAACTTGTTAAAACAATTCTATCTGCAGAATCATTGGATGTGTCAGTGCGTGTATTGCCCGGCCCAACTGTAGATACGTCACGCGTATTAAATATTCTTTCATATCCCTACATCATGATTCGTATTTCCGAATGGACAGCAAATGGATTTGGTACAAGTGCTGCTATTGATAATACGTTTGGAATTGTTCAGTATGACCAGTTATGGAAATCGGATGCCAACGCTGCAAATTTTGGGTATATTTCATTAACTCCCCGCTATCTCAAAGCCCAACGTGTATATGCTCCTACGCCCTTGGCTACTTTACAAAAGCTATCTATACGCGTGGAGAGACCAGATGGCGAACCATTAACTAGCCAGCTCGACACGCTTGATATAAATAATATATATTTGGCGGCCTCAACTAATACATCATTATACTCAACTAATCCCGATAATGCCTCCTATATTTTTATAAAGACTTCAACATATTTCAGTCGATTCTTTGTAAATGAAGGCGATTGTATTCAAATACGTGGTTATGATATTGGAACTGATTTGAATGTAATAGCTCAAGTAGCAAACGATTTTAACGATTTTATTAATCGGGCAACTGGACATATAGTAGTTGGAACTGGAAATTCGTCATCAACATCGGCGCCGTTTGCTATAACAGATGGTACAAATAGTGTAGGATATGGTAATTATATTATTATTCGCTCAAGATTTATGGACCCTACTACTGGTTCGACGGCACGCAGTTATTATGGTGACAGCTCCTCAAACGAAACTAAAATTAAAACCCGCTTAGAAACTTTGCCAGCTGCTACAAGATGCGCACTGCTGAACACAAATCGCCAGTCTCATTTTGTGCTTCGTCTTATTACACGTGAAATGGATGGTGCTTCTAACTTGAGACCCGATAATTCGTAATATACATACACATATTTTACAGGATGCGCGCTCCCGGCACTATGCATCAGGAAAGATTATGATAAATCATATAGTATTCAAGTCTACAATATAATTGTAATTTGAAAATTATAAGCGCAAAAGAGATATTATTCGTTTTATTATTACCAATGTATAGTAGAGCCGTGATAATGGGATCACCAGCAACTATGTTTACCAAGCCCGTAATGCTTTACGCATTTTTGGGTGTGCTACTTATTGTAGTAATAGGCCTATTTATTTCTAAATGGTGGTCTAAATCCGATAAAAAGGAGGGTTTTTATCCGGTAGATGATGCCCGTATAAAGCTTGGTAAGATTGCCATGCATCGATACAATGATTTTGCAGACACGCAAGATATGGAACGTATAAATGTTATCCCCGAGGGTCCTGCTGGCGAACCCATCTTAAATGCACTGTTGGATACACCTTCATACGCCTCCGATGGAACACGAAAGGGCCTATCACATGGACCAGCAAACTCATTAAATTACTATGACGAGCGAACAAATATTGCTGCTCCCGACATCCCTATATTGCTAAAGCGTATCAAGATGTGTGAAGCCGTTCAATCATGGGATTGTGCAGCCTTGAGCAATCCAGAGTTTAAGAAATATTGCGGTATTTGCACGGCAAAAGGGCAAGACCATTTGGGAAAAAAACACATCGGTGGTCTTTATACGGACCCTGATGCGCGGGCCAAAGACGCTGAAGCAGCAGCTCAATTAGGACGTAAACCCGAATACCGTCCAAATTTTGGACGCTGTGACGGTGAGTTTATTCTTGAACGCCCGTATTGTGACACGCAAAAGGATAGATACGAATGTTCTATAGCAACAGACATTAAAGACCCAGTTACGGCGTCTAAATGTGCACTGTGCTCATCGGCAACAGGCAACACCTTCGTCTATGTAGGCAAGCGTGGGGGCGAAGACGTAGGTTTTAAATTATACGGCAATCCTGTTGCCAGTAAGATCCGTTTACGCTTAGGACTTACCCACCCAGATACAGCAAAAATTACATTTATTCACGTCAAGACAGGCACAGTTATACCCGGCGGGTTCATACCAAATACAAACGTATATCTAATCGATGTTATGGGAGGATTTGAAAATGACAATTACAAGCTTACGATAAGATATCCTGAATACAAGGACTATCGGTTTAGTTCTGATGAAGTTGACGCTATTAAAAAGGCAAGTCAGCCACCGCGTGCAGCTCTTGTGCGGGCTTCCTATGGTCCAAATATTGATGATTATACAACTGATGACCCACGCGCTATAGACGTGTCTGCTTATCTCAAAGATAAATTCAAAATTTTGGATTGTTCTAAGACGGCAGTAAGAGCAACAAACGACGGCCTTGGTGGCGACCCCAATCCAGGTATATACAAACAGTTGCGCTTGGCCTATAGTAATAACGGAACAGACTTTGCATATGCGTATGGCAAAGAAGGGCAGACGACACAACCAGTGCTTGATGGCACGTTCCAAGAATTATGTAAGGCTGATATTCCAATTGTGGATCTTGAAAAACAAGCGTGCGAAATGAAGGACGGCGGCACTGAACCTACAGGCAGAACCTATACATCACGCCCACTTGATTTTTATGGAACATCAGGAAAGTCAAAATGTGTAATGGAAGAAGAGCGTGAAAATCGTGGCTTTGTTGGCGTTTGGGAATCTACTGGAATGGGTCCAAGAACTGTGCCACTCAGCTTAACAATAAGTCAAATTAACGGACTTGATGTAGATCCAAAACAGGGACCTCCAGCATACGGAACTGTAAAAGGAAGCGAATTTTACAAGGGTTTGGCACCATTATCAAAAATGCCCGGTATTCCCCCATTTATGTTTTGGACGTGGTCAAGCAAAATTACAGATTTCAAATGTGAATCAATCTTAAAATTCCCTGCCGTGTTACGCGATCCAACAATCCAGGAAGATATGCGTCTGTGCCCAGTAGGACCTTTGACAAGCACTCAGGAAGGAGCAACACGTTTGCAGGCCGGTGCATGCGACAAATTAATTAATGGCCAACAGCAGCGTCCAGGAACCTATACCGATGACTGTATCCGTTCGCTGTTTATCCAAGGTGGCTGCACAAGCAAAGGTAAGGGCTACCCAACGAAAGCTCACCAAATTGATGCGTTGCGCAAGGACCCAGATACCGGTATTGATAGAGAGGCCGATGAAATTATCGAATCAGTGGCGGATATGCGGACGATTGCTGCTACAGGTTCAAATAAGCAAGGCTTGGATGTGGAACAAGATACTTACATTAATGCAAACTTGCAGTGCATGGGTGCCGTAATTACTAACGTATGTGATACACCGTTCAAGGAAACAGGCCCTCATACAGCCGCCTGTTTGGATTATTTGTTCCGCAACGCGGGGGCCGATAATCCATCCATTGGCCCTACATATCCCAACCAGCAAACCCGCAGTTCAGGAACAAATCGTGTGCGGACAGCACCAATTATGTTTTGCCAGCGCACAGGCTCTAAGGCCCCTATTAGCCATACTGGGCACCACAACATGGCTGCTATACAGGAGGCCAACTCAAAGGGTTCAGTTTCCAGAGTTCGCGAGTTCTACAGACAAATTCACTACAATGCTAACTTCAACATGGACCGTAATGAGCAGAAGGAAGCGCTTGGTGAATGTTATGGCGCCAAAGTTTTGGACGCTCCTAAGGAGTGCCCTCCACCACCTGTGAAGCCTGTATCGGTGTGCCCCTCGTCTACGCTACCAATTACAATAACGCCCCGCCAAGGGAATAAAATTGGCAAGGTTAAATGCCCAGATGGTGATTACGAGCTCAAGTTTGATATCACCCCCAAAGGCTTGGTGGGTGATTGGGGTAGTCTTCTCCACTTTTCATCGAATGACAATAATTGCTGCGGCCTTGGAGAACGTTCACCGGCCATCTGGTTTCACCCTAACGCAACAAGTCTTCACATTCGTATTGGTGATGCACATGATGGTAACTGGGGTTGGGATTCTCCGCCATTGCCAATGGGTCAAATGACAAAGTTCAACTTGACATGTAAAGGTTCTGATATTACAATTACAATGGGAACACTTGTCCAAAAACTACAACAACCATCGCGCCGTTATAAGGGAGACTTGAATGTGTGGTCAGGGGACCCTTGGTATGCTGCGGGCAATGCACTAATAGATAACTTGAGCTACTGCCCAGTTGGCTTGGCACCTACGGGGGCGGCTATGCCTGGTGCCGCCCTGTTGCTGCCAGGAATTTCTATAAAATCTGCTACATACGGCGGTAATTGTAATGGCGCGCTCAAAGACAACAGATTGAAGTTTTTCCAGGATAAATGCAACGGCAAATCTGAATGTACATACACATATAATTACACGGAGGGCGAATTACCTGACCCCAAAGACCCCGCTGGAGGTTGCGGTAAAACTCTTGAGATTATATACGATTGCCCAGGCGAAGGGAATAAGAAATTTATCGCCCCACCAGAAGCCGGATTCGCTGCTCAGGTCAAACTGTCATGTCCTGCAGGAGGCGGTGGTGGTGGGTGCGCTGTTATTTATCAACATTGTACAGGCGACCCAGGTAGCCGTGGTGCTGAGAAAGAACTGTGCGTAGGCGACCATGATATGAATGGACCCTCAAAAGACCGTCTTGCTGACGCAAGTTATATAAAAGTTCCAGCCGGAATTAAGGCAACAATTTGGACCGGCTCATTTAATGGTCGCAGTAAAACAATTGGGCCAAACTCGGAATTTAATTTCTGCTCTGATGGCGGTTGGGCTAACGATGCTATTCGGTCAATTCGTATAGAAAAGGCCTAAATAGGAGTGTTTACACAGTGCATATATCTTTTATGATATAAACACCATATATATAAACTATAAAACTATATACGTATATAGTTTTATAGACCAGCATTTACAAGAGCTATAACCCAGCTCTTTTTTTACCCAATATAGTAGAGTTGTTGGATGCGGCTTCCACAGTTAGGGAAAGCACCAATATGGCTAATGCTGCTTATAATTAGCATTGCTGTTGTAAGTGTCTATTTTCTATATCGTTATGCCTTTCCGACGAAAGAAGGGTTTTACCCTGTTACAGATGAGCGACTAACACTTGGTTCTATAGCAATGCATCGTTACAATGATTTTGCTGATACCCAGGACATGGAGCGGGTAAATGTAATCCCCGAGGGTAAAGATGGAGAGCCAATATTGAATGCTTTACTGGACACGCCTGTTTATGCTGCCGATGGAACGCCACAAGGACTAAAAAAACAGGCAGCATCCCTTCACTACAACGATGAACGTACAAATCTTACGGCTCCCGAACTTCCTATATTGCTGAAGCGCATCAAGATGTGTCAAGCAGTCCAATCATGGGACTGCACAGCCTTGAGCAGGCCTGAATTCAAGAAGTATTGTGGCATTTGCACGCAAGATGGACAAGACCATTTAGGTCAAAAACACGTTGGAGGTCTTTACAGCGACCCCGAGGCTCGTGCCAAGGAGGACACTGTTGCTGCGCAACTGGGTCGCAAACCTGTTTACGTGCCTAACTTTGGTAAATGTAAGGGAGAATTTATCACAGAGCGGCCATATTGCGACACACAACGGGATAGATATGATTGTAGTATATCAACTGATATAAACGACCCGGTGACAGCTTCAAAATGTGCACTCTGCTCAGCAGGTGTAGGAAACACGTTTGTCTATGTCGGCAGACGTGGTGGTGAAAGTACAGGTTTTAAGTTATATGGTAATCCTGTAAGTCACAAAGCACGCCTAAGAATTGGTCTTACTCATCCTGAGACAGCAACAATCACATTGACACACGTAGCTTCAGGTAAGGTTTTACCTGGTGGCTTTATCCCAAACACAAATGTGTATCTGATTGATATTTTTGAGGGCATAGAAAATGACAATTACAAGCTTATGATAAGATATCCTGAATACAAGGATTATAAGTTTTCATCTGAACAAATTGCCGATATTAAGGCAAGAACAAAACCAACTCGAGCAAAACTGGTGCGTGCGTCATATGGTCCCAATATTGAAGATTATAAAAATGACGACCCGCGTGCCGTAGATGTGTCTCAATATATTAAGGATAAATTTAAAATTCTCGATTGTTCAAAGACTGCCGTTGCTGCTACAAACGATGGATTGGGTGGGGACCCCAATCCAGGTATATACAAGCAGTTACGCTTGGCCTATAGTAACAACGGAACAGATTTTGCATATGCCTACGGTAAAGAAGGTCAAGTTACCCAGCCCGTTTTGGATGAGGAATTTAAAGCGCTGTGTCCTCCAGATGTACCTATAGCAGATGTTGAGCGCGAAGTCTGTGAAATAAATGCAGGTGGCACAGAACCCACAGGACGTATTTACACGCAACGGCCATTGGATTACTTTGGCACATCAGGCAAATCAAAATGCGTTGAAGAGGAGGAAAGACTAAATCGCGGGTTT